AACCCCACACCTTGCGGATGCCCTCGTTGTACACCGTGTTGACGATGTATTCGACGGGCTTCCGGGCGATGCCGGAAATCTTGTCCCAGGCCGTCTTGATGGCCTTGCGCGCCGACTCGAACGCATCACCGACGCTCTTCACCGCGGACTTGACCGCGTTGAAGGCGGGCCGCAGTCCCTTGGTCCAGGCGATGGTGGCCACGGACACGATGCCGTCCCAGGCAGGCTTCAGCGCGTTCTTCCACAGCCACATGCCCTGCTGGCCGACTGCCTGCATGCCCTCGCGGATGGCCCTGAAGATGGGTCGCAGGACGTTGCTCCACAGCCACTTGGCGCCGGCCTGGATGCCGTCCCAGGCGGGCTTGATGGCGTTGTTCCACAGCCACTTCGCCTTGTCGCCGATCCACTGGAAAGCTGGACGGAAGGCGTTGTTCCACAACCACATGGCGATCGCGCCGATGGCCTCAAAGGCCGGTTTGATCGCGTTGGACCACAGCCACATGGCGATGGCTCCGACCAACTTGATCACGGCATAGATCGGCAGGAACACGATCGTGACGAGCGCCGTGAGGAGGATCCTCCCAGCGAGGACGATGCCATCGAACGCGGGCTTGATGGCGTTCGACCACAGCCACATCGCCCAGCGGCCGACCGTCTGCAGGCCGCTCCAGATGGCCGTGAATACCGGCTTGAGAGCGTTGTTCCACAGCCATAGGGCGGCGACCTGGATCGCCGACCACACCGCCTGTACGGCGGTGCGAAACCACTCAAAGCGCCGGTACAGGTAGATGACGGCGAGCACCACGACGCCGATCGCGAGGACGATCCATCCCCAGGGGCCCGCCATCGAGATCAGGTTGAACGCGGCCATGGCGCCGTTCACGATCAGCATGGCCCCTGCCCAGAGGCGTGTCACCACGAACAGGCCCCACATGGCGATGACCAGCTCGGGCACGTTCGTCGCCAGCGAGCTGATGCCCTCCGCCATCAGGCCGAGCACCTTGAGCAGCGGACCCGAGACGGGTTCGAGCGCCCGCCCGATGTCGATGAACGCTGTGGCGATCTTGCCGAGCGCTTCGGCGAGGAGCGGACCGTGCTCCGACGAGTACGCGAGGAACCGTTCGAACTCCGGGCTCCCCTTCAAAGTGGTCCCCCAGGTCGCGAACCGCCCGGTGATCGTTTGCATGCGCTCCGAGATGGAGTCCATGTGAGGCAGGAAGGCGCCGATTACGCCCGTCATGCCCTTGAAGATGTTGCCGAAGCTGACGCCGAGCCCTGTGATCGCGGGCTTGATGGAGCCCTCCAGGTCGGCCTTGAACCCCTTCCACCAGGGGGACTTGAAGCCTGCGCTCGCCCGGTCCTGCAGACCCTTGATGGCGTCTGCGGCCTCCTTCACGAACGGAGTCAACCCCGGCAGAGAGTTCTTCAGGCCCTCGAGAGCCCGCGTGAAAATGGGCATCACCGCAGGCTGCAAGGCGCGGGACCAGTCCGAGAACGCGCTCTTCAGGTCGAGGAACGCGTTGAACGTTTCCCGTGCCGCCGGAGTGAGCTTCGCCAATTCCTGCTGGTACTTGGCCTGCGCGATGGCAGCCTGATCCACGCCCCCGGCCGCCGAGAGCGACGCGGAGGCGATCTGGCGCTGGGCCGATGCGATCGAGTCGGCGGCCGACTGTTGCGCCTCGGCCAGTTGTTCCTGGGCGCGGGCTACCGAGCGGGCCCCCTCCTCCTGGGTGAGGGCGACGTTCCGCTGCGCCTCCGCCACCTCATGCTGGGCCTCGACCTGCTGGCGGGCAGCATCCTGGCGGGCTTGGGTGAGCTCACGCTGCTGGTCGGCGATCGCTTCATCGGTCTGCCGAACACGCTCCTGCGCGTCCTGCACCGTCTTAGAGCCCTCGACGCCTGCCTTGGTGGCCGCCGCCGTCTCCTGCTTCAGCCGGGCCGTCTCACGCTTTTGGTCTTCGAGCCCTTGCTTCGCGCGGTCGTACCGGAGTTGCGCGCGTTCCAGCTCGTGTGCGGTGGCTGCTGAACCCTTCGCCCTCACGGCGTTGAGTTCCCGCTCGGCGTCCTCCATATCGAGGACGGCTTGCCGCTGGTCGAGCTGGGCACCTGCGAGTCTGCTGTTGAGGTCCTCCAGCTCTCGTGCCGCCGTCCGCCGCGCGGCCGTCAGGTCCTCCTGAGCCTGGCGTGCGTCCCGCTGGGCGTCCGCCAGGGATTCCTCGGCGCGGCTGACCTGCTCGGCGGACTGCCGCTGGCGGTCCGCGGCCTGCTGCACGGCGTCGGCGAGCTGCTGCTTCGCCCGGCGGTTCGCCTCTGAGGCGGACCGGACCGCGTCGGCCACGCCCTGCTCGGCCTGCCGGATCTGGCGTGCCGCGTTGCGGTGCGCGGATGCCAGGGACTGCTGGGCGGAAGCCATCTGCAGTGCCCGCTGGGCCCCTTGCGATGCGGCCTGCCCGCCCCGCATCGTGGCGTTCGTGGCCGCGTCCTGGGCAGCCTTCTGCGCCTGCATGACCTTGCCCATCTGCACGAATGCAGGGACGGCCACAAGGGCGATGGAGCCGATGCCCACAGCGGCGGCCGTGGCTGCAGCGGCAATCGCGCCGAGGCCGGCGGCCACCACCGGCAGGGCCGGGATGATCGCCGGGCCAAACATGATGGCCGTCTGCGTGAGCATCCGCATATTCGCTGCCGCGGAGCGGGTGTCAACGTCGACGGTGGCCGTCTGACCGTCGAGCCGATTCACCTGCGCCTGAAACGCCGCCAGCTGTGCCGAGGCAGCCCCCACGTCCATGCGCACGTCGATGTCGACATCCGATGCGGCGAGACGCTGCAGACGGGCCTGAAGCTGGTTGATACGGGCGATCGCCTCGCCCGCATCAATGTCGACTCCCACCTCGGTGTCGAGGAGCGTCTGCAGCTGTGCGCGGATCTGGGCGATCTCTCGCTGAGCCGGAGTTGAGTCGGCGTTGAGCCGGATCTCCGGCAGGTCCCGCAGTGCCGCGGCGACGGCGGTGCGCACACCCCGCCCGAACGCCGAACCGGTCTGTGCCCCCTGGCGGGTCGCCGCCGGGGTCGCGGTACGGCCGCCCTGAGTTACCCCGTTGCGGATGGCCTGCGCCACCTGCGTCGAGATGTGCCGACCGATGACGCGGCCAACCTCGTCTCCAACTTCGTCCGCCGCCGGGACGAGGCTGCGCTGCAGCTGCGCGCGGATGCCCCGCGTGTTGGGGACGACATCGACCTCGACGGAACCAACGCTGATGGCGGCCACGGCACCTCCTCCGTGGCGCTATGCGGCGCCTCCCTGTAGAAGCTGGAACAGCCGGTCGGCGCTGGTCTCAGTGAGTTTCGGCTTCGCCTTGCGTGACCTCGCCCCGGGCCGACGGGTCGGCTCTGGCGGGTCCGGGCGCTTCGATTTCTGCTCGATGTTTACGCACTGCAGGACCCACTCGACGCGCTTGGTGGCGTCCAGGTTGGCGGCCATGAGCTGTTCAAGCTGCGACCATCGGCCCTTCTCTGGCTCACCCTTTGCAGCCTGCTCGGCGAGTTGCTCGGGGGTGAGTTCGTTCCGCAGCGCAGTCCAGGTCGCCGACTCGGGCGGCAGGTGTTGGATCAGGACCCGTAGTCGGCGCCACGACATCTCTCCGCAGAACGCGTCGAACAGGTCGACGCCCTGGTAGTAGCGGAGGAGGTCTGCCTCTACCGCCTCGGCATGCGCCTCGATGACGCCGCGGGTCCACGTGAGTTTCCCTGGCTCTCGCCTGCCATCCGGGCCGCTTCCTCGGTGAACTCGGCCCATTCCTGCATGGTCGGGTCGAGCTCCACGTACAGCTCGAAGTCGTCTGGGTGGAACACCTTCTCGGCGAAGGCGTCGATCAGGCCCTGCTGCAGAAGGCGCTGCCAGGAGGCTCGCCAGAGCGTCGGCGGGACGACCTGCACTTCCTCGCCGCACAACGTCGCGGTGATGTAGTGGCCCTCGGCTTCGATCTCCTGGGCCTCCGCCGGGCTGATCTCCGTCTCGTCGACCTCTTCGGCCTTTCGCCGGGTGGCGGCGGGCCGGGATGCGGCGCGGGCGGCGCTGCGGGGCTTCCTGCTGCTGGTGCTGCTCGTGTTGGCCACGGCGCGGGCTCCTTCGTTTCAGGGCGCGGGCGGGGATGGAAAGGTGGACGGGCCGGGCCCGCGCCAGGGTGGCGGCCCGTCCACCAGCTCAGGACCCGGTGTACGCCTCGGTCTCCGGGACGCGGTCGAAGTGGTAGACGGTGTTGCCGGCGGTGTCCGGGTAGGCAGTGATCGTCCACTCGAAGCCGGCGATCTCGTCCTGCTTGTGCGTGACGTCCGAGCGCTCCGTGATCTCGCCCTCGGGGACGTAGAAGCCCCGCTGGAAGTTGTCGCCATCCAGGACGACGAACCAGAACGCCCTGCGGTCCGGCACGGGGGATGCGGTCTCGGCGAACGTAGTCAGACCCGACGTCGGGGTCAGGTCCGCGCTGTCGATGCGGTACTGCAGCGATTGCACGGTGGTCCGGCCGGTCTCCCACACCGTCAGCCCGAACGTGCGCAGCGAGCTGGTGATGGTGGTGCGGATTGGAGCGGTGTAGCCCCAGGGGGTGAAGGACTGCGTGTCCTCCTCGAAGCCCTGCACCAGGCCGTCGTCGGAGATGGCGCCCAGGGGAAGCCACGGTGACACCGGCTGAATGGCCGGGTCTCCGGGCGAGGTGGTACCGAGAGGGGCGACCCAGCCGCCGCCGTTCGCGCCGACTTCCAGAAGGTCCGCCGCGCGGGTGATGTTGACCATGAGGGTCTCCAGACATGCGAAGACCCCGCGGCAGGCGGGGTCGGGAAACAGGGTCCGGCGCGGGCCCAGCCGGTCAGGAGACCGGGTGACTGTAGATCTCGTAGACCGCCCCGACACGTCGCAGGGCGGTGTTCTCGTAGGGGCGGACTCCAGGTGCGCTGATCGTGCCCACCCGGCTGACCACGGCCGTTTCGGTCGAGGTGCCGCGCAGCTTGGTCAGCAGCAGGCCGCGGATCGTCGTCGACAAGGCGATCGCCTCAGCGCGCGTCGCGGCGTACACGTCGATGTCGATGAAGGCCCGGTCGAGCCGGATCCCGTCATCGCCGCCCGACGGGATCCGCTGAACCTGCACCGTGGGCAGCTCGTTGAGCAGGTTGTTGTCCGTCTCGTCGCGGACGACGACGTTGGGGTCGAGGCGGGCGCGCAGCCACACGATGACCTCCAGCTCGACGTCGACCGAGCCGACGGCGGCCATCAGTCGCCACCCGAGGCCGCGGCCCGCAGCAGGACGTGGTGTGCGGGGACCCGTTCGGTGCCGTACTCCACCCATCGGGCGTAATAGGCGCCGTTGCGGACGTGGGCCACGGCGCGATCGCGGCGCCTGCCACCACGGCGGGTGCTGCTCACTTCCCAACTGCCCTTGTACTGGCCCGGGTGCGGGTCTCCCGCACCGCCGACCGGGGAGATTGCCACCGCGGTCGCCTTGATGTTCTCGGCGCGGCGCACCAGATCTGCCCGGATCATCTCCGATCGGAGCAGTTGGCCCACGCCTTTCTGCTTCATCTTGAATCGCCCTGCCATACCCTCAACTCCTCACGACTCAAGGGGGGCGTATGGACGTCAAAGGCGTGCTCGGACGCATCAGCTTCGACGGCGAGTGGGTCACCATCACAAAGACACCGATTGGGCCGAAGCCGGCACCGGTGCGGATTAGGGCCGCGGACGTGACCGGCAGCCGTTTCAAGCCGGGCAACCGACTGTTCCACGGCTACGTGCAGTTCCTCATGCCCGATACGCAGCCCGCCCCGGAGAAGCCGACCGGCTCCTGGGGTGGCGGCCGACCGCCGTATGAGGACCCGTACAGCCTGTCCATCCCGCGCAAGAGCAACGACGCCGCCGAGAAGCTGATCGCCGCCGTTGAGCAAGCCCGCGGCTAGCCGGTCACCCGGTCGGCAGCGAACTGCACCACACCGCGGAGCCCGGTGAAGGGGTTGCGGCCCCAGTCGCCGGGCTCACCTGTGATCTCGCAGGTGACGCCGCGAATTCGGGCCTTGTCGGTGGTGCGTAGCGGCATCTTCGGATGGTCCGCCGGAGCGTAGACGGTCCAGCCGACGATGACGGTGTCCCGGGCCTGCTGCTCCGAACCACCCACCGCCGGCGTCGACTCCCGCGGAGCGACCACGCAGCCCGGCACGTCGAACGACTCGTCTGGGCCTGGTAGCGGCTGCCCGCGCGGGTCCCGCCCGGGCGAGGGGCCGGTGCGCAGG